GTGGATGATTTTTTCCCAAGTGGTGACGTTAGTAATCGATATTCAGAGTTCAAAAAATCTAGAGATGCTAAAATAAAAGCCTTACCAAAAGTGGAAAATGAACCAGAATTTGAAGATGTCGAAAAAAATCTACCCGGTGAAGATGAAGATGGTAAGACTATTTTTTATGTCTCAAGCGACAGAGAACATGCCCTAACTGAGGCAAAGATTCAAAATTTTATACTTACAAGTGATGTTGGGATATCACCAGTCCTACCAATTAATTTGTCTCTAAAAGTTTATGGGAATAATTTTTTAGGTATAGGAGATTATTTTACAGTAAACTATTTACCTGAACAATTCAAAAATAGAGTCTTTTTTCAAATAGTTGGGGTAGACCACACTCTAGATACAACCGGTTGGTCTACATCTTATACCACCGTGATGAGATTACAGTCAACTCAAAAGTTCAAACAGTTTGGAGATGTAAAAGGTGATGATGCCAGATACGTCGTTGAGTTTCATCCAATTTTTAAAAAAAATACCATTGAAAACGGAAAGAAATTTCAAAATAAAAGTCAGAGAAATGAAGGCGAGTCAATTTTTATAACAAAAATGAAAACAAAAATTCCACCACAGAAAATAGAACCACAATTTAATAGAGGTCCGATGTCGATTGATGATATACCACCTTTAGTGTATAAAGTAAATGAAAAAATATTTGACCGTTCTGATGAGCAAGCCTTGGACAAATATAAAAAATTCAATGAAAAAAATAAAGATATCAGTGGTAGGTCAAAAATTAAGGACGATAGGATGACCTTGAGCTTTGCGTTATCAAATGATTTAAGTTATGGTAGGTTAGCGGCATGGGTTGCTTTCTCGAATATGTTATTAAGTGACGATTTGATAAATTGGGATAGGAGTTATAAAATTAAACCATTTTATTCAAATTTAGATTTTAAAAATGCTAATTTCAACACCGTTTATACGATACCTAGATTACAAAATAATGAACCCTCGGATTTATATATTTTAAATGTCTTAAATTCATTTGATAATGTCGTTACTAACTTTAGAGAAGTTTCTCCTACTGCCATAGATGATTTTCAACTAAAAATTGATAATTTAGTCAAAACAAACCTAGAGGGTAAACAAAAAATTTCAACCAAATTAAATTTAGTCGATATGTTGACTTACGGTGGTTTTAATTTTTTTAATTCAATTGTTTGGGAGTGTCCTAAAGATCAAGCCACTACTTTTGATAGTATTGAACTTAGCGGACATGATGACTTTAATAATATCAGAACAATGGACATACCTACAAATCTGGTTGGAAAGAAAAACGGTTTTAGTTATGATAAAGTTTTTAAAAAATTGTATAGAGACTACGTTGGTATAAAAGCGGTATTCAGAACTTTATTTGAAAACACCTAAAAAGTATTGACTTTAAGATAATTTATATGTAAGTTAACGTATGATTAAATTGGTTACTTCTAAACCTAACTGGTCTAAATCTCACCCGTTAGATGACTTAGTTTTAGCATATGATGTTATAGAACATAAGTTAGTTTATGCTAATCATTATGAGAAGATGACCGTTGGTATAGATTATTTAGAAGACGAAGGGATGTTGATTGATGATTGGAAAGCTGGATATTCTTATGATTTTGCTGGTCGCCCTAAGTATTGTGCTGATATCCTAAACTATTGGATGACAAACAAACCACTTGACCGTATACAATGGGATAGTTTTTACGACCAAGATGATTTCACATATTATTATCCGTTAGATAAAATGATAGAACAACTATGTGAAAATGTCCCACATTATAAAGATATGGCAGATTTTAATAAGTTAGGTAAATTTCACGATGAATTTATAAATGCTTTCGGTGAGTTAGAATCAAATGGTATTGGAGTCAATACGGACTTCACAAAGATATTCGGTGACCAAATGTTAAAGTATATTCACAAAAAGAAGATATATCAGAACTATAACTTCTTTACAACTACATCAAGACCATCTAACTCTATTCATAATCTTAACTTCGCTGCCCTTACACAAGAACAGAGAAGAGCATTCTCACCACTTAATGATGTATTTGTAGAGTTTGATTTTGAATCCTACCACCCAAGGTTGATTGCTAAACTAACTGATTATGACTTTGGCGATAAGTCAGTATATGGTAAGTTATCAGTGGACTTAGGTGTTACAGAGAGGGAAGCAAAAGCATTAACATTTCAAAACCTATACGGTGGTGTGAGAAAAGATATTGCTAAAATGAGTAAGTTTTTTAGGGGGGTAGAGGATTTAGTCAAGGTATTATATGATGAATATATGACTCGTAATGGAATCTTAACACATATTTATAAACGACCAATGAAAAGAGCTAATTTAGGTGATTTGAATGCTCAGAAGTTATTTAATTATTACATACAGGCATATGAAACTGAACGGAATGTTACTATCTTAAATAAACTACACACATATTTATATGAAAGGAAGACTAATATAGTTCATTATAATTATGATAGTTTTCTTTTTGACTACTCCAAGGAAGATGGTAGGGATACAATAGATGACATTAAAAAAATTTTACAAAAAGATGACTTTATCATACATGGAAAAGTTGGTAAGACTTATGGAACATTAAGAAATTATGCGTTTTAATTTAGATAAATTATGGGTAAACTGGCGGAGAGCTGTTCCTAATGGTGTGCCAAATCCTAAAAATGCCTATCATCTAGTTTTACTAAAAGAAATTTGTTTAGCAAAGGGTGTTGAAAAAGATGTTATTGATAAGGTTTTGTTAACACTTGAACAAGAAGATACTTTCACCGCAAAAAGTAAAAAGACTGGTAAAGTAGTTGCTTTTGGTTCAGAGGAAACTAGAGATAAAGCCATTGATAGTGGTGATTATGAAGATGTTGAGAAAAAAGATGATAAAGAAAAAGAACCAACGACAAAACTAGGTGGTGACGAATTATCAACCGATACTTATGCTGACTCTCTAACCAGTTCAGATGATAACGATGTTCCTGATGATAAACAAGAGGGAACACCAGTTGAAAAGAAATTCGGCGGTAAGACAAAACAAAATCATCAAAGTTATGTGGACACTGCGAATCAAATAAAAGAAAAAGAAGAAGATGAAGATAAAAAGAAAGCAATGGATGTGCTTACCGACAGTTGGGATAAATTTATCAATGCCGAAACAAAAGAACAAAGAGTTGAATCAGTTGAAAAGATGATTGAGTTTGGTTTGATTGAAAGAAATCAATGGAGTGAGAAAACAAAAGGTAAAATCTATATATCTTCTAATGCCGCGGGTATACCTTATAAACATTTTATGGGTGGTGGACAAGGAGACGCGGTGACGGATGAGATTAATAAAATAATTAGAGATAACGGTTTAGAGGTAAACATGCGTAATAACTCTGCCGATAGAGCATTAGCCGATTTAAGTGGTAAGCATAATGAATCAGGTGTAGTTGCGTTATTAGACCCTTCAGATGAAAACAATAAACAATATGAGGAATTGAGGGGTAAATACAAAGAGTTAGGTAATGACGACACCGAGGCCCATGAACAAAACAAAAAGGCTGCTGAGTTAATTAAGTCATCTTTACCTGAGGGTTCTAAAATTACTAAGTCAATCCAAGTTGGTGGTATAGGTGGAAAACAACTAATGGATTTATATGGTATCAATGAGAAAGTTGACCCCACTGATATGTTGGTTGTATACGATGATGATGGTGAAGAAAAGACCATGAAGATATCTGCAAAAATATATACAAATCCTAATGATATTACGATGAAAAATTCAGGCACAAAAACCGCCGGTGTTGATTACTTAGGTGAGGAGATAGGTTCCTCGATTGATAGTCAATTAGATGGTCTGAGAAAAAAACATAATTATCAAGAAGACGGATTAGATGACAGTGAACAGGCAGAGAGAAAAAGAGCATTCAGAAAAGATTATTTAGACTTATTCGGTAACGGCATGGCTGAGCTCACTAAGACGGAAGAAGGGGAGAAAAAATTAATTGATATGTGGAAAAATGTTCACGGTTGTGGACATGACGTTCATACACTTATTGTAAATAAAAAAACAGGCGAATCACAATTAAAAGAGCCAGAACATTATTGTAACCCACAACCACCTTTTGAAGTTAAGTTTGATGGGACAAAAGTTGTTATAAATTTGGAATCACAGACCGATGAATTTGTTCAAATTGACTGTAAGACAGAAATGAAGAGTTCGCCTAAGTTATTGTTCAAACACAAAGTAAAAAAGAAAAAATGAGAACACAACTATTATGCACATTCACAACACAACATGGTTTAGAGCAAACAGTTAGAGATATTACAAAAAATTTTAAAGTTATCTTTGATAAAATCTACGTGTTACAAAATGAACAGAAGACGAAGGAACTTATTTGCACTTATAACGTGAATCAAGACGATGACATAGATTTTAATTCTGTCAATAATACGATATCTCTACATAGAAAAAAAATTACTAATACCTTGTATACAATCAATGCTTTAAATGAATTGATTAAATTAATTAATAATGGTGTTTTAGACACAAACTATCAGGTTGAATGGGATGTATATAAAAATATGATATTGATTACTAATAAAGAAGGACTGCAAAAGATAAATACTAGGATTTTGAAAATAATAGAGTTATAATGGCATCACCAATATATTTTTTCACTAGAAGTGGATGTGTTTGGTGTCAGAAAATGTTACCATCGATTCATTCTATTAATAAAACCCTAAACAAAGAACAAAAAATAGAAATACATTCAATTGATAATATTGCGTCCAAAAAAGTTTACGAAAGTGTAATTAGGATGAATCAGCTACAAAATATTATACCCTTGATGTATAATTCTAATATAGGAACTACACTGTTAGGGTATCAAGATAAAATAAACATTAAGAAATTTTTAAAAGCAGAAACCTTAAAAGATAAACATCCAATTAAACCTATACCAAAGTTTGATATTGAAAATTCGACACAAAAAGACTTTGACTTTTGGAAAAAAAGTGTTATATTATGGTATGAAGATAATAAAAACAAATTACCTGATAAAGTCATACCGAAAGAGCGTATGATTGACATGGTATATAAACAATTTTTCGCTTATAGGACTAAACCTAAAAATTTTGATGATAGGCTAAGTTTACTAGAAGAAAAAGTTGAAAAGATTTTGAAAAAAATATCTTGACTATTAAAGTAATTTGTCGTATATTATATAAATTGGTTATCTACAAATTTTACTTAAGTAATATTTATATAGGTAATAATAACAATAAACATAAACTAGGAGAATAAACATGGACTTAGATGCTATAAAAAGTCGTCTCAATCAGTTACAGAACACACAAACAAATGCGTTTTGGAAACCTCAACCGGGTAAATCTCAAATCAGAATTGTCCCTTATAAGTTTGATAAAAACAATCCTTTTAGCGAACTATTCTTTCATTACAGTTTAGTTCCTAATAAAACTGTTCTATCACCACTTTCCTTTGGTAGACCAGATCCTGTTCAACAATTTGCGGATAAATTAAAAGGCAGTGGTAATAAGGATGAATGGATTCAAGGTAAGAGGATTGAACCTAAAATGAGAACTTTCGTTCCTGTGATTGTTCGTGGTGAGGAATCAGAGGGTGTTAAGTTTTGGGGATTTGGTAAAACAGTTTACCAAGAATTACTTTCAATAATTGCAGATCCTGATTATGGTGATATCTCAGATTCAACTACTGGTAGAGATATTGTTGTTGAAAGACAAACACCTGCTGAAGCCGGTAATCAATATGGTAAGACAACAATTCGTGTCAAACCTAATGTCACACCACTTTCAGAGGATTCAAACTTACTCGAAAAATTGTTAGGTGAACAACCTGAGTTAAAAGAGTTGTATACCGAACCTACATTTGACGAGTTGAAAGAACACTTATCTAATTTTCTCAACCCGTCGGATTCAACCGATACTGAGAAATCAGAGCCAGAAATGGTGGCAACGGAAGCATCTTCTAACGTAGAAGACGACTTCGATAAGTTATTTAATTCATAAACCGCGTGGTTCGAGTGGGGTGGTTTCCTCCTTTTCCGCCCCACTTTTTTCAAGGAGTTTTATATGTCAAATAGAGATGAACTAGCAGATATAATTGCTGGAGAACTTAATAAACAATTTAAATCACATCAAGTAGCCTATTTTTTAGATGGAGCTCAAGAGACCCCAACCGATGTCACTGATTGGGTTTCAACTGGCTCTACGCTTTTAGATTTAGCGATATCAAACAAAAAGAATGGTGGTCTTGCTGCTGGAAGAATTACAGAAATCAACGGCCTTGAGGGTAGTGGTAAATCTTTAATCGGAGCCCATGCTCTTGCCTCAACACAAAGAAAAGATGGGTTGGCTGTTTATATAGATACTGAATCAGCAGTTTCTAGTGAATTTTTACAATCAATAGGTGTTAACACTGATAACATGTTGTATGTTCACTTAGAAACCGTTGAAGACATTTTTGATACGATAGAGACAATCGTAACAAAAATAAGAGAATCCGATAAGGATAAATTGGTTACAATACTAGTAGATAGTTTGGCAGCTGCTTCAACCAAAGTCGAGATGGATGCTGATTTCGACAAAGATGGTTGGGCTACTGCCAAGGCTATCGTGATTAGTAAGGCTATGAGAAAGATAACACAGTTGATTGCTAGACAAAAAGTGTGTTTAATTTTTACTAATCAGTTACGACAAAAACTAGGTGTAATGTTCGGAGACCCTTGGACAACAAGTGGTGGTAAAGCATTACCTTTTCATTCATCAACGCGAATCAGGTTAAAAAATACTGGTCAAATCAAGGATACTAAAAAGAACACAATCGGAATAAAGATAAGAGCACAAATAATCAAAAATAGATTAGGGCCGCCATTACGAAGTGCTGAATTCCCTCTCTATTTTGATAAAGGGATAGATGATTATGGTAGTTGGTTAGAGGTGATGAAACAACATAATCTTGTTAAACAAGCCGGTGCTTGGTATACTTTTGTTGACCAAGATGGTAAAGAACATAAATTTCAATCGAAGGACTTTGGAGCTTTGGTAGCAGATGTTGATACACAAGAATATATTTATAATTCAATATGTGAGAAAGTTATATTAAAATATGATTCTAATAAACTAGGTATTGATGATGTAACTACAGATGATGAGTTCAAGGATGAGTGATGCTAATAAGAAATTATTAACAAAAAAATTCCAAGAACTTGAATCTGAGATAGGGACAAATCCCGAAACAAGAAAATTAGATGACCATGTCCTTTTAGTTGACGGTTTCAATACATTCATCCGTAGTTTTAGTGTAAATCCATCTTTAAATGAAGATGGAGAACATGTCGGTGGTTTGGTTGGTTTTTTGAAATCAATCAGGTATACAATTAACAAGTTCAAACCTACTCGTTGTATAATAGTATTTGATGGTAAAAACTCATCCAAACCACGACAAAAAATATATCCACAATATAAATCTGGTCGAAAAGTTCGAAGTAGACTAAACAGATTAGTAGATTGGTCAGGCTCTCCTCATGATGAATATGAAAGTATGAAACTACAGATAAAAAGACTCATTGAGTATTTAGAGTGTTTACCGTTGACAATAGTTTCTATCGATAACTTAGAGGCTGATGACATTATGAGTTATATTCCAAACGTTGTATTAAAGGATAGTAAATTCACAATAATGTCTGCTGATAAAGATTTTTATCAGTTGGTTGATGAACGTGTAAAACTATACTCTCCGACAAAAAAAATTGTCTACGATAGGGAGCGAGTTAAAAAAGAATTCGGTGTTTACCCCCAAAATGTCTTAACATGTAGGGTTGTTGATGGTGACAAATCAGATGACATACCAGGCGTAAGGGGAATAGGTGTAAAAACATTAATAAAAGAATTCCCTTTATTAGTTGAGGATAGAGTGTTCAATACAAAAGACCTTTTAGATATGGCAAAGTCAAGAAACACAAGAATATCTAAAATGATACAAGATAATGAATTGATAATAAAAAGAAATTATCTTTTAATGCAGTTAGGAGATCCAGATATAAAGAATCAAACAAAACTAAAAATTGGAGATTCCGTTAGGGGGATGGCGCCAAAATTAGTAAAATATCAGTTGCAAACTTTGTTCGTAAAGGATAAATTATGGGGACAAATACCTAATTTTGATAACTGGTTAACAGAGTTTAATATCCTTGACCACTATTGGAAGAACAAAAAATGAGTAAGACAAAAAACATATCAGAGTTTGGATATAATTTTCAAGTAAAGTTTGTCGTATGTTTAATTAGTGATAAACTTTTTTTAGAGCAAATTGTAGACATCTTAGATGAGAAGTATATAACTAATGATGGTTTCAAGTGGATTGTAAAAGCTATTCGTGAGTATTATCAAGAATATAAAACAAATATCACGATGGAAGTATTTAAGATAAAGATACAAGAGATTGATTCAGATTTACTACAAGTAAATGTAAAGGACTCTTTGAAAGAAGTCTACAAACATATGGAAGCCGAGGACTTGGAATATATCAAAGATAAGGCATTAGACTTCCACAAAACACAAGTTCTAAAAGATGCGGTTATTCAATCTGCTAAAATATTAGAGGTTGATGGTAATACTGATGAAATAAAATCTCTTATCGACTCTGCTATGCAAGCTGGTGTTGAGAGAAACTTAGGACACGACTACTTACAAGATATAGAACAAAGATATGAGGAGTCTGCTCGTGTAACATCACCAACACCTTGGGATATTATGAACGAACTGATGCAAGGTGGTTTAGGTGGTGGAGAACTTGGTGTTGTTGTAGCACCTGCTGGTATTGGTAAGTCTTGGGTGTTAAGTGCTATGGGTGCTTATGCTCTATCACAAGGACTAAATGTAGTTCATTATACTTTGGAGTTAAACGAGGCTTATGTTGGATTAAGATATGATAGTATCTTTAGTGGTGTGGAAAGTCAGAACCTAAAATATCATAAAGAAGAAGTGATGGAAAAACTGTTCAATCTAAAAGGTAACTTGACTATCAAATATTATCCAACCAAATCTTGCACTGTTAATACTCTTTCTGCTCATCTGAAAAAAGTAACCACATTTGGTGAGAAAGTAGATATGGTTTTGGTAGATTATGCTGATATTATGAGAGATGTTCATAAGTCAAGTGAGATGAGACATGCTCTTGGAAATATTTATGAAGATTTGAGGGGTATGGCTGGAGAGTTACAAGTTCCAGTATGGACAGCTAGTCAAGCTAATAGAAGTGCTTTAGACGAAGATGTTATTGAAGCTAGTAAAGTTGCAGAAAGTTATGCGAAAGTGATGACAGCAGACTTTGTAATGTCGTTAAGTCGGAAGATAGAGGATAAGATTGGTAACACTGGTAGATTTCATGTTATTAAAAATAGGTTTGGTCCTGATGGTTTAACATATCCCGCACGTATAAATACCAATATTGGTAAAATTGAAATATTTGAAAGTAACTCTGTTCAAGGGAAAAATGTTCAACATAAAATTAATAATCGAGATAATCAAGTAAAAGAAATGTTATCGGCAAGATATGAAGATTTGATGAATGAATAGCAACCCAACAATTCTCACAGAGGTATTAGGATACGACGAGAGAGATATTGAATTTGAACGTGTGATTAGTAATATCAGAAATATCGATATTGATTATGGTATCGAGGTGATATTTAATTACTATAGAAGACACGGTTTTCCACATTACACAATACGTGAAGACGAAAAACATGACCACATGAGAAAACTACAAAAATTTGATGTCGATAGAATATTCCAAGATAACAAAATTATTCAGACTATGCATTGCTTAAGGTTAGCATGGACATATTTTCCGCATTTTTGGGAAGTAAAGTGTGGGACTGCTAAACAATCCCCTATGGACAATTTCAATAACGATAAGACATTTAAATCCACGATACGGAAGTGTTGGAAGTGGAACACCACCCATTTTAAAGGTGAGGAAGACATGGAGAAAAATACTTTTAAAGAAAATAGATTAAGACAATCATTAAAAATTTATACAGGCACTCAATCTGTTAGTAATTTTCGTCCAACTGCAGCTAAATTAATTTATGAAAAGTTTGGTGGCGACACAATTTGGGACATGTCTTGTGGATGGGGTGGAAGATTAATAGGTTTTCTATCAAGTTCACGAAAAAAGTATATCGGAACTGAACCATCAAGTTTGACATTCGAGGGATTGAAAAGAATAAAAAAAGATTTTAATTACTTGACAAAGTCAGTAGAACTACATAAATTAGGTAGTGAAGAATTTATACCAGATAGAAATTCATTAGATTTATGCTTTACATCACCACCTTACTTTGATACCGAAAAGTATAGTGACGAAAATACACAAAGCTACATAAAATTTCCAACGAAGGAAGAATGGGTGGATGGTTTTTTAAGAAAAACGATAGAGAATTGTCATAGAGGTTTAAAAAATGGTAAATATATGTTACTCAACATAGCAAATACACCTAAGTATAAATTTATAGAGGAAGAGACCGTAAAAATTTCAAAAAAATTAGGGTTTAGACAAGAAAAAACAATTGAATTAACACTGTCAAGTGTCATGGGCGCTGGATATAAATATGAACCAATATTTGTTTTTAAAAAGTGAAATAGTAAATTGTAAAGTGATATTTATTGATGTTAGCACATCACGTTATCAAGTTTTAGGAGTTAATATATGAAAAGAAAGTTTAATTTATCTGAGAACTTTATATCTAAATTTAAGAGGAGAAAAGCTCCTTTTGGTTTTAATGGATTGGGTGAGTTAGTCTATATGAGGACTTACTCTAGAATAAAAGAGAATGGAAAAAATGAAAGATGGTGGGAGACCGTTAAAAGAGTTGTAGAGGGAACTTACACAATGCAAATGAATTGGATTGAATCACATCAATTAGGGTGGAATCCGTGGCAAGCTCAAAAGAGTGCTCAAGATATGTATGAGCGTATTTTTACTATGAAGTTCTTGCCTCCTGGTCGCGGTCTGTGGGCAATGGGAACGCCTATCACAGAGAAAAAGGGTTTATATGCCGCCCTAAACAATTGTGCTTTCGTATCAACAAAAACACTTAAAGAGGATTACTCAAAACCATTTTGTTTCCTCATGGATGCAAGTATGTTAGGAGTAGGTGTTGGATTTGATACTAAAGGTGCTGGAGAGATAGTAATCAAGGGTGTTGACAACGGTAGAGATGAACAAGTTTATCAGATACCAGATACTCGTGAGGGTTGGGTTGAATCACTAAAGTTACTATTAGAAAGTTACTTTCACGGACAAGCACCGATTGAGTTTGATTACACTAAGATAAGACCAGCAGGTGAACCAATAAGTGGTTTCGGTGGTGTATCAAGTGGACATGAACCTTTACAAGAAGTTCATGAAAGTATTAGAAAAGTCCTTGACGATAATAGTGGTGAGCCAATATCTGTGACAACAATCGTAGATATCATGAATTTAATAGGTAAGTGTGTTGTTGCAGGTAACGTTAGACGAACAGCTGAGATTGTATTTGGTGACCCACATTCAGAAGAGTATTTAGATTTAAAGAATTATAAAGCAAACCCACATAGGGAAACATATGGATGGACAAGTAATAATAGTATATTCGCAGAGTTGGGTATGGATTATACAGAAGCTGCCAAACGAATCGTGGATAATGGTGAGCCTGGCTTTGCTTGGTTAGATAATATGAGAAAGTATTCTCGTATGAAAAATGGTGGAGATAATAAAGACCATAGAGCAATGGGTGGCAATCCTTGTTTGGAACAAACCTTAGAGTCATACGAGTTGTGTTGTTTAGTAGAAACATTTCCTAACAACCACGATAATTTTGATGATTATGCCAGAACCCTAAAATATGCTTATCTTTATGCTAAAACAGTAACTTTAGGTAGGACACATTGGGCGGATACAAACCGTGTGATGTTGAGAAATAGAAGAATTGGGTGCAGTGTGAGTGGTGTTGCTCAATTTGTCACCAATCGTGGTTTGGGTGAATTTAAGAAGTGGCTGAATAACGGTTATGATGTGATACAAGATTGGGACAAACAATACTCAGATTGGTTTGCTGTTCCTCGAAGTATTAAAACTACGAGTGTAAAACCAAGTGGGACTGTATCATTACTTGCTGGTGCTACACCAGGTCTTCATTATCCTGAATCAAGGTTTTACATAAGAAGAATTAGATTATCAAAACATTCGGAATTATTGGAACCATTGAAAAAAGCTGGTTATTTAGTCGAACCAGCATTCGGTTCCGAAGACACAACAATGGTTGTCGAAGTGCCCGTTGATGTCGGAGAGGGAATCAGAACCGCTTCTGAACTATCCATTTGGGAACAATTTTCTTTAGCTGCGTTTTTACAACGACATTGGGCTGACAACCAAGTGAGTTGCACAGTTACATTCGATCCTGAAACAGAAGCAGAACAGATAGCACCATGTTTGAATTACTATCAGTATCATTTAAAAGGTATTAGTTTATTACCACGACATGATTACGGTGCTTATAAACAAATGCCTTATGAAGCAATTGATGAAGAGGAATATAACAAACAAGTTAAGAAACTTAGCAAGTTATCTTTTGGTGTGATTAAGAATGAAGAAGCAGATATTGATAAATTCTGTAATAATGACTCTTGTGAAATTACACCTATGACAGGTGATAATGATGACCAAGATTATGCGAATTAATTAAAAAAAGTCTTGACTTACATGGTTATTTGTTTGTATATTTACATATCGAAAATGGGTATTCTATAATCTAAATGTATCAAAATATTTGGTGTGAAAAAAGGGGTGGTAATCAAGTAGAAGTTCATCTTTGGGATGATGTTGCTGGATATCAAAATTTTATATTCAAGAATTACGCTTATGTTCGTGATGGTGGTGGGACGTATCGTTCTATATATGGCGATAAACTTAAGAAAGTGACATATTGGACAGAAGACGATTTTCAAACAGGCAGAGTTTTTGAATCCGATGTTCCTCTAGAGACTCGTATTTTATTAGATAGATATGAGGACTCCGATGAACCATCTAAAAACCACAGAGAATTATTTTTTGATATCGAGGTAGAAGTCACCGATGGTTTTCCTGAACCATCGAAAGCACAAAACAAAGTTACTTCGGTTGCTATGTATACTAAACATGATGAGAAGTATCGTGTTTATGTTTTAGGGGAAGGTCAAGACAATTTAAAAGACAAAGTTGACATACGGTTTTATTCTACAGAAAGTGAGTTATTAAAAGAGTTTCTAAGGTATTGGATAGATGTTAAACCGACGGTTATTACTGGTTGGAATACAAATGGGTTTGATATCCCTTATTTATATAATCGTCTTTCAAAAGTTTTAGGTGAGGAGTTTGCCAACGCTTTGTCACCAATTCAAATCGTAAAATATAATCCAAATAAAAAGATGTATAGAATAGCTGGTGTCAGTTCTTTGGACTATATGGATTTATATAGAAAATTTACATATACACAACAATCAAGTTATCGCTTAGACCATATTGGAACGATAGAGGTAGGGTTAGGAAAGGTTGAGTATGAAGGGACATTAGATGACTTATATAGAGACGACATTGATAAGTTTATTGAATACAACTTAAACGATGTTGAAATAGTTAAGGCACTTGACCAAAAGTTTAAACTTTTAGACTTAGCTCGTGCTGTGTCTCACTTGGGTAGGATACCCTACGAAGAGGTTTACTTTAGTTCTAGATATATTGAGGGTGCGATGTTAGTATATCTGAGGAGTTTGGGTCTAGTAGCACCAAGTAAAGGTGCTGGTGTGACTTATGATGGTTCTGAATCAAGATTTAGTGGTGCTTATGTAAAGTCACCTATACCAGGTCGTTATGATTGGGTATTTGATTTAGATTTAACATCCATGTATCCAAGTATCATCATGTCTCTAAATATGTCACCAGAAACAAAAATAGGAAGGATAAACGGTTGGGATGCCGAAGAATTTATACGAGGGGAGGAGAAACATTACTCTGTTGAAAAAGATGGGAAAACACTGAGAACATTCACAACAGGTCAATTAAAAGATTTTTTTGAAAAAAATAAAGTTTCAATTTCTTCAAATGGTGTTTTGTATGACCTTAAACAAAAGGGTGTCATACCGGCAATACTTGAGAAATGGTTTAATGAGAGAGTAGAGTATAGAAAACTGGCAAAGAAGTATGGTGAGGAAGGGGACGACGAACTACATGGTTATTTTGATAGACGACAATTAGTGCAAAAGATTCTTCTAAATAGTCTGTATGGAGTTTTAGGTTTGACGGTTTTTCGATTTTATGATATCGATAATGCTGAAGGAACGACAACTACGGGTCAAAAACTAATTCAGTTTACAGAGAAGATTGCTAACAATTACTATAATAATATATTAAAAACGAAAGAGGATTATTGTATTTACACGGACACAGACTCAGTTTTCTACTCTGCCCTACCACTCGTCAAAAATAGACATCCAAATGCTGACGTTAAAAATGATAAGTTTATGACTGAACAGATTCTGGAGATTGCCGGTGAGGTTCAAGAATATATTAATAATTCCTATAATTACTTCAGTAGTAGGTTTTTAAACATCAGAGGTGAACATCGTTTTGAAATAAAACAAGAAATGATTGCTAAGTCTGCTTTTTGGGTGACCAAAAAGAGATATGGTCAGTGGATTATCAACGATGGTGGTTTAGAAGTTGAGAAGTTAGATGTCAAAGGATTAGATATTGTCAGAAGCTCATTTCCACCAGCATTCCGTGACTTTATGACTAAAGTATTGAAAGCAATTTTGGCTAAGCAACCCAAGGATAAGATAGATAATTTTATTCTTAATTTCAAAAGTAATTTGAAAAATGAACCACTAGATAAGATTGCTTTACCTACTGGCGTAAAAGGTATAACTAAATACACTGATAAACCAAAAGGTGGATTTCAAAGTAAAACCATGTTTACACCGATGAAAAAGGGAGCACCGGTTCACACTAAGGCATCAGTTATTTATAACGACCTGCTTAAATATTTCAATACCACAAACCATGAGCCTATTTCAAATGGAAATAAGGTTCGTTGGGTTTATTTAAAAACTAATCCCTATAATATTGATGGTTTGGCTTATAAAGGGTATGATGACCCAGCACAAATAATCGATTTTATAGAACAATACGTAGATAGAGATAAGTTATTCGACAAGGCATTGAGTAAAAAGATAAAAATGTTTTATGATGCGATGTCTTGGGATATGCCGGTGGAAAAGAAAAATACGATTGAAAAGTTTTTTTAACTTGACATTTGAATAAATAATCAGTAAATTAAATAATAATATGGAGAAACTATAATGAATAAAATCACATTAGATACCTTTATACAAAAGTATAATCTAGGTGGTAGTATAAATTCAGTAAAGTGGGAGTCGAATGGTGACACACTTTCTACTCGTTTTATATCACCTGATAAAAGTCTTTTGGGCGAGTTATCACTTAGTAAACAATCACTTCCTAACTTTGAGGTGGGTGTTTATGATACACCACTCTTATCAAAGATGTTAGGAACTCTTGCTGATAAGATTGACTTTAACTTACTTAAATCACCCACAGATGACAAACAACCTGTAGCATTTGGATTCTCAGATGGTAAAATATCTGTAAGTTATGTTCTTGCTGCTCTTGGTGTCATTCCTGATGTGCCAGAGTTGAAGAATGTGCCTGAGTTTGATACACTTATTAACATCGATACTCAGTTCATCAATTCTTTTATTCGTGGTAAGGGTGCTTTATCCGATGTAGAACATTTCTCTATCCAACCAACTGAGGGTGGTGTAGAGTTCGTTATCGGTTTTAGTGACATCAATTCAAATCGTATCAGTATCAAAGTTCAGAGTGGTGCTGTAAAGTTAACTGAACCAATCGTCTTCAACGCTAACTTATTTAAGGAAGTTCTAAATGCGAACAAAGAATGTTCTAAGGCAGTTCTTCAAGTTAGTTCAGGTGGTCTTGCCCACATCGAGTTTAAGATAGACGACTTCAATGTTAAATATTACTTAGTATCACAGCAGGTATAGTATGAGTTCACATGGATTATGGGTGGAACGATATCGTCCATCGACATTAGATACATATGTTGGTAATGAAACTCTAAAGACAAAAGTCGAGAGGTTCATTGAGGAACAGAATGTTCCACACCTATTATTGTATGGTAGAGCCGGTGGGGGTAAAACAACCCTTGCCAAGATTATCGTAAATGCTATTGAATGTGACTATCTCTATATTAATGCTTCGGATGAACGAAACATAGACTTGGTTAGAGATAAACTTAAGAACTTTGCTTCTTCTGTTGGTTTCAAACCAAACAAAATCGTAATCTTGGATGAGGCTGATTATCTTAATGTTAACTCAGCCCAACCGGCTCTTCGTAATCTTATGGAGACTTTCTCTGCTCACTGTAGATTTATCTTGACTTGTAACTATGTTGAGAAGATTATTGACCCGATTCAGAGTAGATGTCAGACCTATAAGATTATTCCACCATCAAAGAAAGATGTCGCTGTTCATGCCAAGTATATATTGGAAGAGGAGAATATCTCTTTTGATTTAGATGACTTGGCTCTCGTGGTAACTGCTGGTTATCCTGACTTGAGAAAAGTTATCAATGACTTACAGAGACAGGCGATTGATGGTCAGTTAAAGATAGACAAAGATGGAATGTTACACAACGAGTTCAAACTACAGTTCTTAGATATGATAAAACAAGGTGTTGATTTGAGAACTATTCGTAAGTTTGTAGCTGATAGTAACTTTACGGATTACACAGAGTTGTATCGTTTCCTATATGATGAGGTAGAGAATATTTCCGTTGAGAAGTTACCAGAGATTATTGTTGACATATCAAATGGTTCATACCAGGATGTGTTGGTCGTAGATAAAGAGATTAACTTCATGGCTACCATATCAAATATACTAAGGAGACTACAATGAGTCTTAAACCAAGAAAACCAATTCCAAAACCAAAAGTAAAAATCGATTTATCAGATGCTGAAACAATGTCATGTCAAGCTTGTGGTAATAAAATCTTTATCCAAGGGTATGTCGTAAAAAAAATATCAGCCATATTATCACCCACTGGTGAAGAGGTTATAGCACCAATTCAAGTATTTAATTGTGGTAGTTGTGGAGAGATGTTACCACTGGCGGATGTTAATGAACTTATTTAAATGGATAGATGAACTATTTACCAAGAAAAGACCTTGGGATAGTTTTTCAGACGAAGATAAAAAGAAGTTTAGTCCGTTTATGGTAAATCGTTATTTAAGTATGAATAATGATTATTTAT